TGAATGTGTTAAGAGTTTTATCTTTACTTGTGGAGTTTTCATTAAGTAGTGATACCTTTACTGCGAAGGATGCCAAGTTTATAGAATAGATGAGGGCCATGAAGATGTAATCCACATACGTCACCTCATAGCCAAGCTTCTCCATCGTCAGGAGCCAAATTGTGAATATGAGTGCTATCATGGTTTATTATAGGACAAAGAAGCTTGTTTTCCAATCCATTTATAAGTTTTTTCCATGCCCTCACGCAAGGGCATGGAAGGCTTCCAACCTAAAAGCTCTTCAATCAAAGTATTGTCACTATTTCTACCATTAACTCCAACTGGTCCGTCTATATTATTAATAGTGATGTCCTTGCCACTGATGTCAGCAGCCATGTAAGCGAGATCATTAATACTAATCATCTCATCAGATCCTATATTAATTATTTCCTCTACATCTGAATCCATTAGTCTTCTAACTGCCTCTAAACACTCATCAATGTATAGGAAGGATCTTGTTTGATTCCCTGGTCCCCATACTTCCACTACGCCGTCAGATTGTATTACTTTTCTACACATGGCAGCAGGAGCCTTTTCTTTACCTCCGTCCCATGTTCCTTCAGGTCCAAAAATATTATGAAATCTTGCAATACGAACATATAGCCCGTAGTTCCTTGCAAATGCTCTCCACATCCTTTCGGAAAATAATTTCTCCCAACCGTAATCAGAGTCTGGGTTAGCAGGATATGCAGAATCCTCTTTGCAATTAGGATTATCTGGGTCTGTTTGATTCTCCGCTGGGTAGATGCAAGCTGATGATGAGTAGAATACTTTTGTTTCGGGGCTAAATTTAGCAACAACATGAGCTATATTAAGATTTATAGTAGCTGAGTTGTGCATAATATCAGCGTCATTGTCCCCTGTAAATACATATCCAGCTCCTCCCATGTCGGCAGCAAGCTGGTAAAGTTCATCTGGTTTCTCCCTGTGGATAAGATTGTATACTTCCCTCGGGTTCCTGAGATCAAAAAATTCAAGACAAGTAGCTCCCCCTGGAATTTGATACCAATCATTAAAATCTTTTATATCCACGGCTATAACTTCATAGCCCTCGCTAAGAAGTCTCTTGGTTAAATGCCCACCAATAAAACCTCCTGCTCCACATACTATTGCTTTTTTCATTTTATTTTACACACTGGGATGGGAAGCATCTTATGCTTGTTAACTTCATGATGTTTTCTATAAATTTCTAACACTTCACGTTGTCTATCAGTTAGCGAGGATGTTCCATCATACTCCATAGCCGACTCAAGCTCTGGGTAAGTTGCACCTAGTTGGTCTTCATCTTGTCTACCATCATCCCACAAGCCATCTGTAGGAGGAGCGTCTTGAATTTGTTGTGGAATACTAAGTTCCTTGGCTAGTTGGTACACTCCAGTCTTAGTAAGGTCTCCAATTGGAGAAAGGTCTATACCTCCGTCACCATACTTAGTGAAGAAACCAACTCCGAAGTCTTCTACCTTGTTGCCAGTACCAGCCACTAAAAAGCCGTGAGCAGCCGCTAAACCGTACAAAGTGGTCATGCGGAGTCGAGCCTTGCTGTTGGCGTATCCAAGCTCAGAGGAAGGAACAACTTCCTTAAAAGCATCGTAAGTTTTTGATAAATCAACATTCTCAGTAGCCACATCTGCATACTTTTGGAACAACCAATCCTTTTGTAGCTCGGAACGACTATGTAAAATAGGATCTTGGTGGATCGGCATGGACACGGCAAGAACTGGGTATCCAGTCTCTGCACACAGAGTTGAGGTTACTGCTGAGTCGATACCTCCTGAGATACCAACCACAAAGCCCTTCATCCCAGACTGCTCAAGGTAATCTTTAAGCCATTGAATTATTTTTTCACGAACCATGCATTCCCTCCTATGTTAGCAGTTTCATTCATATGTTCATCTAACAAACTTTTTACTACAGAATGGTCTGATGAGTTATCATAGTAGCCCCAAGTGGTGCTTTCTATTTGTAAATTTCTAATCTTATTAATATAAGGACCTAACCCCCTAATTACTTTATCTTCATATCCTTGAGTGTCAGACTTTAAATCAAATAAACCGCCAACTACTAAGTCCCAAGGAACTTGATTTAAAATACTCTCTAAAGTAATAGTTTTTACTGTTATCGTTTCTGATATATCATATCCCCGTCTCCTAAAGGAATCATTAATGTCTAAAAAGCTAGAGGTCCCCTCGTCTGGTCCTACCTCCCTTATTATATTGAAGCTGCGTTGTTCTTCTGTATCACTAGCCCCAGCCTCGATTAGATGAAACCTTTCTCCAAGATTTAGTCTTTTAACAAAATAACACGAATTAGGGTTTGGCTCTATGCCAATGACAAATATGTTTGGGTTTTGTCTTAATATTTCCTGTGAATGTGGAGCATTATATGACAACCCCACATCCACAAATAAATCAAAAGGTTTATCGGGAAAAATCACTCAAACGCTCCTGTGTCCACATAGTCAGGATGAACATACCAGTCCTCGGATGCTGCTACATTTGGAAAATACGCATTTGAGAACGCATCAGGAATTTTATGATAACCCCTAGATTCTAAAAACTTTCGGGAGTCTTCTCTTAAATTATAGTGTAAATACTCTTGCCTCCAATGATCATGCTCAAAAGTAATAGTTTTAAATTTATATTTGTCAAAGGGAATTTTCTGAAGGGCAGTAAATGTGCTGGGAGGAGGCTCTAAATCTAAACTTAAATAATCTACTACCTCTGGTACATCATGCTCCTTAAATAACTTTTCATAATCTAAGGAGAGAGCATCACCACATACAAGGTGGTCTGTACTCCTAACTCCCTCCCACAAATTAATATGCGGTTGGCTAATATCTATGGAAAGACCTCTCCACCCATGATCCATCTCTAATATATGCGTATTACTTGACTGGATAGGTCCTTGACAACCTAACTCTACCCAATAACCATTTTTATGTTGGTTGAGGGCGTTTACTACAAATCTATCTTGTGAACAATCAGACGGCATAATTAAATAATCCTCCATACAATTTCTTAAGTTCTTTCATAACTTCTGGCCTTTCATAAATAGTAACCTTAACTCCCCTCTTAGCTAGAGCCACAGCATAAGCTAACTGTTGGGATTCTTCTAAGATAGTGGATTCTGGCTTATAAGTGACACAACTGAACTCAGCTTCATCTCCTACAAAGTTATCCACCATAAACTTAAGATGCTCGGCATTACATTCATCAGTAGCATCGCTAATACGGATAGAACAATCTTGTTCCTTTGCGTAGACTCCCAGCGCACGGTTGTCTCTAGGGAAGCACGGACCTCCATAGCCATAACCATACCGAGTACACTTACTCCCCACTCGTTGATCGGCTCCAATAGCGTCTAGAATACTTTGAGGCTCTCCTCCCACTTTAGTTGCTAAGTCCCCTACCATGTTAGTGAAAGCAATCTTAGTGGTAATAAAACAGTTTAGTGCAATCTTACATATCTCTGCGCTGATAGGGGACATGACAGCGTAGGCAGGGGAGTTCTCAACTAAGCCCTCATACACACTCTTAATCTTATCTGCACTCTCCTCATTTCTGGAGCCTATAAGAACCATGTCTGGGTAAAGCTGATCCCTAATTACTGTACCCTGTGCAATAAACTCTGGGTTATAGGAGACATTATAGTTATATCCCTCTAACTCGGTTTGCATTTGGTCGCAAAACTCAGGCATTACCGTACAGCCGATGATTAGTTCTTTAGTCTCCTCTTGTCTTCCATAAGACTTTAACTCCTCCACTAACCTTACTAATTGAGTGTGATCATATTTTCCATTTGGAAGGGAGGGTGTAGCTACCAAGGCAAAAAGAAGGTTAGAGTGCTTCAGTCCTGCAAGGCAGTTAGTGGTTGCTTTAAACTTTGTGCAACTGGAGAGAAGTTCGTTTACTCCCTCTTCCGAGGAAGTAAGAGTTTTGGTGTTAAGAAGTTCAACATAGTCTTCCGAGATGTCTACACCTAGAACATCGAAGCCTTTACTTTCAAGGTTTAGAGCAAAGCATAGCCCCAGCTTGCCTACACCAAAAATACTAATATTATTGCTCATAGTGTTTTAATTTCTCTATGTCGAAAGCCCCCATCACATCCGCTCTAACAGAGGTTGTCTCGTATAGTTTATGATAGAAAGAATCTCTAGCGATTGTAAAACATTTCCCGTATAAATGGGCGATATAGCTTAGAGAACTGTTTGCCATTACAAGAACATCAGCATTAGCCATGTGATAAACAGAGATTGTAGGATACTCTTCTATATGGAGGAATACATTAGAATCAAGTTCAAAGAAAAATTTAAAATCATCAGGAGATCCTTGGGAATAAATATGATAAGCAATCTTCTTATCACCATAAGCTTTTTTTATAGAAGAGATAATATTAGCATAGTAAGCTTTATGGTCTACTAACCCTGGAAGATTAAAAAGCTCTCTGGAAGATGCAGGGTCACAATCAGTTTCAGTAAAAACTCTAACATGAATTGCGACATTTATTTCGTCTTCATTAAAATACTTTTTATCCTCATCTAAAAATAATACCTGCTCTCGTAGGAATGGGAATAAGCTTTCAAGGCGGTTTTGGCCTTCCTGCATAACCATAGGAATGGTCCACATTTCAGAATCTTCCAACGGAGGTTGGGCTTTATCAAATCGAAATAATTTATTTATATCTTTGCAAAACTCTTCTTGTGTTACCCCTGCGTGTTGATAGTGTTCAATATTTTTAAAAGGAGCAAAGGTATACTCTCTACCCTCCAAATGGGCCAAGGCTCTAGAAAATATTTGATACTGGGCTTCGGCCCCTATACCCTCCCTCCCATCTGATAAAGTATAAACTGTTTCTACCGTATTAAAATATTTCATTTTAAACGAGCTTCGATAAGAAGATGCCAACCCAAATTCTTTTCTAAGGTGGAAAACATCTTAGGGGGCATACATTTAAACCACTCTTGTAAATTATATTGTTGTTTTTTGTAACTGCTAATCTCATAAGGAAAAATATGATCTTGGTCAATGTTGGTAACAGTGTATCCCTCTAATAATTCATGCACCTCTGAATTGGTATAAGTACGGGCAATGGGACAGCCCCTCTGGGCTTCTGGTCGATCCAATCCTGCCTCAATCATAAAATCTTTCCATGAAGTAGAAGCATACAGCATTAAACGGAATACAGTACCCTTTCCCATGTACTTTTTAATCTCCGACAAAAGTTTATGAGGATCAGGCGTATGATGAATCACTCCGAAAGAGTAAATTAAATCATACTCTTCGATAGGAACCACAGAACTAATATCTTCCCCGTATACTTGATAGAAAGATCCCTCTAAATTAAAAATCTCAAACCTTTTACGGGCTAACTCCAAAGCTTTTTCTGAAAGATCTACCCCTGTATAGGTAGCTCCCGCTTCTGCGAAAGACTGTGCCGCTGTTCCGAGTCCACATCCAATCTCTAAAACTTTTTTTCCCCTCCACTCTTCAAAATTTGCAAACGGTAGAATATGAGACTCTACTTTATACTTCTTCTCAGAAACTTCTTTAAAATATCTTTTTGTTCCTATCTGTGAATTAGAGTGATTAAGATTACATGGGATATTATCCCAAAAAGAAATAACATCTTTTAAATTACTACTCATATAATTCTCCAATTTTGTGTATACAAGTACAACGGAAGTTTCTGATATTTTGTATTACAGTACACCGTGCCACCACCTTCATTGAGGTAAGATGCCCACCAGCTAAAGGTGCTGTCCCACGCAGTAATATTATGCGTACACTTTTTTATTAATTCAAAATCTAACAACTCTGAGTTACCTTCCATAAAATGGAAGTTATCTCCCCTTAAATTTTCTTTACACCATAAAAAATCACTATCACGATCTTCATTTCCTTTTCTGCTTCCCCCAGTAAAAACTAAGAAATCAGTATCTTTACCTACATCTTCTACCGCATGATTTATATATTCTAAAACCAATCTATGGTAGTCAGGGTGGGCGTAATCAAGATAGTCCCCTTGACGTATATGAATGCTAGTTGGGTTTGTATAGTTAGATAAAATACTTGTAGCTTGATCCTGAACGGATTGAGAAGCCGAAAACTCTTTTATGAAGACATTTCTATATTTATCAAAATAACTCGGGTGTTGAAAAAATCCCATAAAATTAGTCCCGTCCTCTACAGAAAAAACCCCGTCATCAAATTGATGAGGAGTTCTCTCGTAATATATGTGCGAGGGAGGAGACATTAGGGGTTCGTAGGAAAGCTGTAACTGTGGGAGAAGGCAGTTTTGTCCATGCCAAGTCCTATCGGAGAGATCTGGTAATTGTAATGGTAGTCCTCGCTCTAATGAGACGGATTTAACTACTGCATATTGGAAAAGCTGATTTCCTAATCTACCGTATTGTCCTAAATTAGTAAAGGTAATCATAGGAAGCACTCCATAAGTTTATCAAAGGAGTATTCTCGCTTCCACTCAGGATACTTGGATTCAAACTTAGACATGTCTGTAATATACCAGATATGATCCCCTACTCTATTCTTATCACTAATAGTGTAGTTTAGTTTTTTTCCGTAAGCATTCTCAAAATAGGTAATCGCTTCCAGCATTGATATATTATTTTCAAATGAACCTCCAATATTAAAGACTTCTCCATAACAATCACCATCATTATAAATTGTCTCTATACAAGATGCTATATCGTTAGAATGAATGTTATCCCTCACTTGCTTCCCCTTGTATCCGAATACAGTATACGGCTTTCCCTCTTTAACGCACTTGGAGAGGTAAGACAGAAACCCATGAAGCTCTGCTCCTTTATGCTGCCGCCCTGTCAAGCATCCACAGCGTAACACAGCACTCTTCATCCCCAAGTTCCTTCCATATTCCTGAACCATCAAATCAGCAGACAACTTACTAACTCCAAATATACTATGTGTACATTGATCCACAGAGAAATCCTCTGCTACCCCAAAAGATTTATCCTTAGCGGAGTATCGTGTCTCCTCTTCAACCAAGTTTATACGATTGGGGCCATCTCCATACACCTTGTTAGTGGATAGGTAAACGAACATAGCCTTTGGAGACATGGCACGAGTCGCTTCTAATAAATTAAGAGTTCCTCTTGCATTAATATCAAAATCTAATACAGGATCATTGTATGACCAATCGTGAGAAGGTTGGGCAGCGCAGTGGATAACTAAGTCTACTCCATCTAATAAGCTTTGCATACTATCGCTACGAATGTCCTCCCACTTGTGGGAGTAATTTGAGTACGCTTTAAGCCCGTCTAACTCGCTCCTTACGGAAGCAGAATCGCCAAAAAACTCCTTACGCATATCATTGTCAACACCAACTACCTCAAACCCTTGTCTAAGAAATCTAAGGCAGCAAGATTGACCAATAAGTCCTAAAGACCCTGTTACAACTACTTTATTCATACCTTATGATAGATCTCGTCAACATCTAACTCTGTGAGTTTCACATAATTTTTGCTAGTCAAGAACTCATTAATTCCTGGGTCCCTATAGTTATTTTCTACAGAAATACTACGGATGTCCACAGCGTCAAAATCTATAGTTTTTAATATGTCTAACTCTTTCCCCTCTACATCAAGGCTCATATAATCTATAGACTCCACATTATGCTTTTCCATAAGAAACTTTAGAGTAACACAATTCATATCTACAATATTTACATCTCCCCCCTGTTGACGTAGCTCATCAACAATTCTAAATAAATGACGAATGTGATAACCCTCTAAGAGACCACTCAAACCCTGAGCGGGACCTAAAATCTGCAAGAACTTTCTAATCTCATTCTTATCAGAGATCGCTGTGTTTTCGCATATACAGTTTCGTTCTTTAACTAAGTTATCATAAACTTCCTTCACAGGTTCAATTACAATACCTTTCCACCCCAAACGCTCAAAAAATATTGTGTTATTTTGTCTAACTGGTTCTGATGCTCCTATATCAACAAAAAAGCCTTTCTCTTGTTTGTTTAAAACTTCTTCATATATAAATTTATCTTGTCCAAATTGGCTATAGTAACTCATTTATTCCATTCTCCCACACATGCTTCCAAGGATATAAAAACTGTTCGGCCTTCTCAAAGTTGTTCCTTACAGAATTAAATTTTTGTTCATACAAATCTTTATTTAGAGTAGGTAATATACTTTCTAATTCGGATACATTAGAAAAAGTAATTATTCCCCCTGAATCAAAATTATCAAATATAGAGGGGTCTCCACAATAAACAGGTATAGTTCCAGTCCTAAAACAATCTAAAATCTTTTCAGTAAAATACCCATCAATAGAAGCATTCTCTATTTCAACAGAAAATCTATAGTCTTTAATAAAATTAAGTTTATACTCGTCCCCAGTATTCTGGTACTTACTATGATCTGTGCCCCCCTTACGAACATAATCAAATAAGTTCTCATACCTTTGAATAACCTCATGCCTCATCCTGTGTCCTGGGGCAAAAGACTTTGAAGAGGCAATTATGGTGGTGTTCTTACTCTTATCGTATATCTTATGGTCTTCTACCTTAATAAAATAAGATCCCCACGGGCAATAGCGAGAATTATCAGGGAACTGTCTAATAAAATCTTTTGTATGCGTAAAGATTAAAGCTGCCTCGTCCTTAAAGTAATGTGCTTGCTGGTAGAGATGTGGGTGGATAGAAGGAGGTTCAATAATCCAAATAATCTTCTTCTGAGCATTTACCTCGGGAAAATAGGGAAGAGCTTGATCTGTGATAACCACAAGATCATGATATTTTTTAGTAGCATCATTTAAACTAATATTTTCAAAAACTACATCACTACCAATCTTGTTGGCTTCTTTAACATATTGGCCTGTGGGGACAGTAAAATCTAAAAAAGGAATGTTCATAGTTGGGTTCTCCTTAAAATACTGCTCGGGAGATCTCCTTGACCCATACTATGCTCAAAAGCTACTGACCCCCCAGCAGGATTAAAAGGTATGTTTAGTGTACTCCGTACCTCATCTTCTAACTTCTCCCTTTCTATTACTAAATCATTAGCAGAAATATGATCAGTCCAAACATAGGATTTATATCCCCCATCGGGATCTCCTTTATAATAGTCGGGCTCTTCTAAGTAATTTAGATCTTTCTGATATAATCTAACACCAGTTCTGGGTTGAGTGTATACATAATAATCTTTCTCTTTAACAGCCTCATCAAAGTAAGGAGAACCTGGGTAAGTAGTTATAATGGTGCAATCAAAATCTTCTGGTTTGGTTTCAAGTAACCAATTCTTCGTATTCTCTATAGTTTCCTTACTTTCTCCCGCATGGCCGATGGACATGAGAGCTTTCACTTTTAATCCAGCATTCTTAGCGTACTGTACACACTTAGTGTTGGCAGCTACATCAGCATTCTTCTCTATGTTGGTCAGGATACTCTCGTCACCAGACTCAAATCCAGTTAAAAGCCATCGGAATCCTGCTGCATACATTAGGTCCGCTTGTCTCTGGGTGAATAATTCAGCCTTTACAAATCCTCTAAACATGAACTGTTCATTAACTTCTTTTTGTAAGGCAATCAACCTCTCTAAAAGAGATTCCCACTCTTTATTTACATTCAACTCATCATCATAAAACATAAAACCAGTAAATCCATAAGTATCATATAGATGACGAACTTCATCCACCACAGAATCAGATGATCGAGTACGAATTTTTCTTAAGAAAGGAGAATTTCTACCACCACAAAAGGTACACTTAAAAGGACATCCTAATTGACAAATTAAACTCGTAGCTTTAGCTCCCTCGATACTGTAATGATAAGAGTCCATATCCACTAAATGCCGTGCAGGAAGAGGAAGATCCTCTAACTCATCATTAGTAAGAAATAACCCGCCCTTGGGAACATCAGCATCCACTATACCCCTATCAGTGTCAAGAGCTTCAAAAATAGCTTTCTCCCCATCCCCAGCAACCAGAACATCGAAAGTATCTAACAACGCTCCAATATCCCGTGTGGCTCTTCCAGAAAACTTTTCTTTCTTTGCAGCAGAGTTCATAAGGGAGGGATGGGGACCTCCTAAGATAATTTTAGACTCTGGGGAAAGTTCTCGTATATTATTAGCTATCTTAAAAGCAAAAGGTACTTGGGGAGTGGTTGCTGTTAAACCAAAAGTTTTAACAAATGGATTTTTATTTATATAAGTATCCAATACTTCCTCACAATTCTCTACCCCAGCTAAATCTAGAAAATCAACAAAATATCCCCTCTCCTCTAAAGCAGAAGCTACTTTTAAAATACCTATATGAAGAAAAACTCGTTCATCCAGTAAAAAGGGAGAAGGTGGAGTAATCAAACAAATAGTTTTATTTACTGATAACATCTAAAGCCGTCCTCACTTGTTCACTTAAATTTTGTTTGTGCTCGTTATTCATGTGAGATAAATTATAAACTAAAAGAATATCTTCAATAAACTCTACTTTAGAATACCCAATTTTTTCTAATATAGGAACAAAAATAACCACATCTGCTGCTGCTGTATAAAAAGTTCCTTCCTTATCCCTAAAATTGTGATCTTCTAGCAAGTCCCACAAATGTCTTTTAAAGGTTCTTAGGTGAGAGAAGGGCCATCCATCTATAACCGCTTGGCGGGGGCTACCCATGTACTCTCGGGCTACGCATTTATCTCCTGTAGTAGAAATATAACTACCATAGGTTAACCAGCACCCTGTATCTTCGTAAACCTTAGCTACTTTGGATAGTGCATGCTCATTTATAAGCCAATCATCCCCATCCAACTGTACAATTATATCATTCACGCCTGTCTCTGAATTTTCTACTCCCTTTTTATGATTTAAAGGGACCCCTATTCTTTTATCATTTTTAATTATCTTAAATCGTTCGTCACCGCAAATAGCCTCCTCGGCCTTTTCAACTGTGGAATCCATAGAGCAATCATCTACTATAACCTGAGTAAAGTTAGTATGGGTTTGATCTTTAACTGATTGAATGCACTTGCCTATCCACTTCTCAGCGTTATAGACAGGAGTTATAACTCTAAAAGTGGGTTCCATGCTCATAACTCTAACGCCTCTTCCCAAAGCTCGTACACACTTTCTGAGGTCAAGTAATCTACATCAGCATTAGCGTCAGTAACCCCAAAATATGGAATACCTACTAAGCTGCATTCTGCTTTAATATAGTTAAATGTTTCTCTTTTTGAAGCATGAAATACTGCATCTATTTTATCATACATCTTTTGCTTATCATCCTCATGCCCCATCATCTCCACACAAGGGTGTTTATCTAATAAAGGCTGCATAGCCATATTGAAGTAAGGCTGGTCTGTGACGGTTCCGAAGACCTTTACCTTGGTTCCTATAGGATTTTGCTTTAACGCCTGTCTGACGGCAACGTCAGTCCTCTTATGGGCATCTATACTCCCTATCACGCCCACAGCATTACGAGGTGAATCAAAAACACGCCTTGATAGCTTGCTAAGGACATTAGGAATAACTACTGATGGATGATCAATACCGTGCCATTCTTTTTGGGAGTTACTCACAAAGTGTACGAAATCTATGCCTTGCAGGTTCATCTCTTTGAGAGGGAAAAGGTTTGTCTCATGGCAGCTTAAGATTATCTTCTTTGCTATAAAAGGTGCGCCATCTTCAAAGTTCATAAAGTGAATTATTACGGTGTCAGTCTCTTCAGGTTCAAAGTCTTCAGGACCTCCTGATTTACATTGATCTAAGTGCCAGCTGTGGGGACCATAAAAAGTGCAGTCATGCCCCTTCTCATTTAGCAAATTAGTTAGATTAATAAACGCTACCGTGCTCCCGCCAGGATTGCTCCATCCACTAAATATCTTTATCTTAGACATTTGCTTGCCACTCCTTGTTGTAGGTTTCCTTCTCATTTCTATCAGAGAGGAGCCCGAAGCTTTGCTCATACAACTCCAGACGGTGTTTAACTACAGTATTTATATTAAAGTATTCCTCTGTGACCTTGTGAAGGTTCTCACCCATCTCACGCACATGCTTTGGATTCTTAATACATTTAGTTAACACCTTGACCCAATCACTTTTAGTAGCGTTAGGAGGGAGTAAATATCCAGTCTCCCCATTTATGATAGTCTCATCATAACACCCCACATTAGAAGCTATAAGAGGAACTTTATATCTTCCGCACTCCGCTACTTTAATCTCAGACTTACTATCATTAAAAGCATTCATCTGGAGAGGAGCTATAGCAATATCCATGTTCGCAAACATGGTTCCATATTCGTTAGGGTTCTTAGCATAATGAATATTCCAGTTCTTAGCCCCCTTAAACCCCTTAAGTAGAATCCTCTTGTAATTCAACCATACCTCGTGCTGCCACCCAACCGCACCTTCAGGGTCAGGTAGTGGGCATCCATAGAAATCCCAAAAAACATTCTCTCTGCCCACTCTACCGTTTACAAAGTGAGGAACACCTGCGAATTCTTTAACATCCTCCTCGTGATGAATACCTCCTGCCCATCCTACCCTAAGAAGCTTCTTTCTTAAGGAGCGTGTCTTTGGAGCATTCCAGCAAGGGAGGTTATAATCAATAGAATTTTTAACGACTGCGAGAACCCCTCCACACATTTTTCTAATTCTATCAGCAAACTTTCTTTGTGTCACTGTTACAAGATCGGAGTTAGCATAGATAAACTTAGTAACCTCACCAAGCTTCCTATCCTTATAAACCCCATGTAACCTATGTCCCTTATACAAGTCTGTTAAAAGGTCATCCGTGTCGTAATGAACAAACTTACCAAACTCCTTGCCTTTGCCCACTACTCTAGCGGTGTACTGTCCCCCAAAGTTAGATATGTTTTGAGTCCATACAATATCAGCCCACTCAAACTCAGACCAGTCATGATCCTCGTCGGATGGCATCTTACCTGTTTCAGTATCTAACCCAAGAGGATTCAGGTTAAACTTAATCTCAACCTGATCGGGATAAAGCTCCGCTAACTTTTGAGCGGGTAGTATCAGCCTATAATAGGCACATCCCCCCTCATTTGCAGGTACTACTAAAATCTTAAGCTTACTTTTTTTCTGGTCTTCCATCATGTCTTTCTTTAAAAAAAGGGGAGTGAGAGACACTGAGTATCCCTCACCCCCAGAACCCTAGAAAGTATTACTAGTTCCTATCTTCAATGACAGGTTGAGTTGGTGGAACTATATAGTACCCTTCGGGTATTCCTACCTTTTTATCAGTCAGCACCCACTGACCGTCTACCTTAACATAAACCCTACCTTCAACGTCTGGTCCAATCCTTGCGATTGATCCCGACTCCACGAATACCGCTCTCGTAGTCCCGCACCCTATCATGCAAAGACTTGCTGAGAATAGGATCAACAGCATCAGCCTTCTTCCCCGTGTCAGGAGCTTCGATTTGAGCGACGACAGTAGGTATGATAGCTTTAAATAGAGATGAGATAAGATCAATGAGCCACGCCACATTCTAATCCTCGCTGCTGTCTGCTATAGCAGGTCCAACATTAAACCAAGTCCAAGGCAAGACAATATTAAAGTCTGCCCATGACCATTCATGTGTATGGAGATCCCCTAAAAAGGGCATATTAAACTGGGGAGCTGCGTCTCCAGGAATAATATCTACAACCATATCATCTACGGCTTCTACAACCACAATGGGTCCAATACCTGCACACGCTCCAAGACTGAGCATAGTAAACATAAGACTAACAATCAAAAACTTCTTCATTTCTTATCTCCTTGAACTATTCGAGCCACGAGACCTTGAAGCTTGGGCATACCCCAACTCACCAAAAGCTTATACGCTGGTCCCTTTGCCATTGCAAGGGCGTTACTAATAGCAAGCTGCTTTGCTTCTTCTCGTTCTTCTTCAGTGAGCTTACCATCTGCGGCTGCTCTTTTACGGAAAGCTACAAACTCGTCACCAGTCTGGGCAATCCCATCCCGAAGAGCGTCGATAGCCTCATTCTCAATTCCTTGTTTTCGTAACCAATTATATACATGTCCGATAAGCCATGTTAGGGCTAGTCCTACTAAACCCCAAACCGTCTCACTCATCGCTACATTTTCGATTAATGCTCCCCAGTCCATTTATTAACTCCTAATTACTTTTCATCTTCTGAATATAGTCATCATCAGCAACATTTTCTGTGGGTTGCGGAGTAGAACTACTTCCTTCATATGAGGGGACAACGCTTTGTGCGAAAGTCTTAACAACCTCATACTCTTCCAACTTAACTAAACCGTGAATATCGTGGAGGGAATCCATCCATGATGCAATTTCTGCCCGACTACCTGCTTCTGAAGCTTTGGGTCGAGGTTGGGACTGATCATACTTAGGCCACTGACCTTCCATAATTTTTACAATCTTAAAATCATGTCCTGATTCCAAGTCAGTAATGTCCCCAAAATCTTCATCCAACATTGCAGCAATAACCTTTTTGAAAAGGATCACCCCAATAGATAGAATCTTAACATCTCCCGTTTCTCGATCTACAACATTAAGGTAGTACCGAGATCGAGGTTTAATCTGCCTAGCGAGATCCTCATCCTTATTAGGCTCCTTCCAAAGAGAGTAATAAGTATCGCAGAGAGGACACGGTTCCCCGTGAATCTTTCGGCAATGTACGTTCTTTACTTGTCCGTCCCCAGTAGGGATTCGATGAATACTTGTTTCTGCGTAGAACATAGTGTCCTCATCCTTACCAGGAAGGATTCGCACTGCATTAGTTCCATCTTGAATCCGCAAGAACTTATCCAAAAAATCAGTATTTGCATTCCCAGAACCTTTGTTACTAAGTTCACTGTGTTTTGCTCGAAGAGCGTCCAAATCAATAGCCATGTTAAAACTCCTTATAGTTAGTAGGGCCAGTTACCGTATTATAGTCTATACAATCAGTTTTTTTTGGAGGAACTTTGTTTAATAAAAAGAAGTTCTTCACTAGGTTCAGTAATCCAAGCAGGATCTACATCGTGTAGATCAATGGTATCATATCCCATATTTTTAATTTTTTCTATAGCCGCTAAGGTATCCTCCATAGAGTATTCATCACAACAGCGATGATGGAAAGAAACTGCTACTTGAGCAATATCTAAAGTATTGAGAGAATTGATAATATCGTATTCAAAACCCTCAATATTCATTTTTAAAACATCAAAACCCCCATAGAGTTTAACAAGGGTTTCCACGGAAACCGCTTCTACTTCTTTGTAGGTCTCTTTATCAAATTGCTTGAAATCATCATGAGTGGTATGAGCCGCCATTTCAAAATCTTGGTTTTTTTCATATCTGATCTTAATAATGCCATCTTCCCCACATACTGCCTTTGCCATAAAGCTAAAATTGGGGAAAAGAGACCCTAATTTCCATGCAGTATAACAGGAGGGGACACTGGGATCGCATCCTACCACTTTATGCCCAGCACTTAACATACCTGCCTCAAAGCCTACCTGAGTAATCCACGAAAGACCTAAGGATAGAACCCTTGCTTTCGTTGGCAGCATGTCTAAGCATAGGTACTTAGGATCACTACTTTTATCTTCAGCACTGCCCCCGACTAGATGTAAGTTATATTTATTTTCTACTTCTTGCATTTTATAAAATTTCTATATTATCTGTACAAATTTGTTTCGGATCTGCGGTTAGACGAGAGCTGTACGAGCATGTCCTTCTTGTGGTCCAAAGAGGACACCAAGCCCTTGAGCAGGGTGTACTTAAAAGACGCATCATTGACGCAGGAGGCTAACGTGGAGAACTCCTCTGAGGACTCAACAAAATCATCTAGATCTTTAGCGGTCTGCTTAGTGGACGAAGTTGATTTTCTCTCCTTTCTCGTTTGAGCTACATATTTTGTTAATTCCAAATTAGCATCATCAAGTCTCTTTTTTGCTACAGACAAAAGACCTTGATAATACGAGTATATTGAAGATTGACGAGTAATCTCATCATCAATCTCATGTTTACTAAATTTTGTAATTTCGTCTGCGATGTCCACATAGTTTTCCCATGTAAGATCATCAAGTGCTTCTAACAAGTGTAATGATTTACTCATCATAATTCTCCTCAAAAAGTAAATACCAAAGCTTAGGATTTTCGTTTTTAAACATCAAAAAACTCCTACATACTGCTTCGGTTATAAATTCGTTATCCGATACCACTGAGCCATTCTCTTCCGAACCTCCCAGTCCAAAAGTTTCCATAAGTACATGACAAACCTCATGTATTATAGAGTGTATGGTGGTCCTTTCATCCATTGATTCTTCTAACAATATTTCATGATTGTTAAAATCTGTGACCCCATAACATTTATCCCCCTCTTCTTTTAAGTTTTTCTTAATCTTAAAAGTAAACTTTGCCCAGCCCACATCAAAGCCTTTGGGGAGATTTTTAAGAACTCTATTCACCCTCTACCTCAATATCCTCCCCCTCTGCCATTCTCAATATATTATAATCTATAGTCATAGGCACGGTAAAGCGCGGTCTGCCGTTTCTAGATTTTACAACATACGCTCTCATTCTTCCTTCGTCAAATTCCTGCTCACTTTGGTTCAAAGATACCGCAAAGTCGCAAGTTCTAATTTTACCATAGGAGTCCCCTAGCTCCGCATCTGTAATAATCTTAACAGCACGACCTTGCCTGTTGGTCTGGGTTGCTGTCCACAATAGTACGTTTGTCTCCATCGCTAACCCTCTAAGCTCCTCCGCAATTCTCTGCTGTGCTTGATACTCATGTTGATTCTCTCGTACAGGTCTCAGAAGCTCTAAGTAATCAACAATGATTACATCAGGAGTAAAATCTTCATAGTTATGGAGCTGTACCATCAAGGCTCTTAAAGAGTTTACGTTCGCTGTTCCAGTAGGAAACTCTTTAATAACAAGCTTACTATCAGGAAAATTGTTTTGGAAAATACTTAGGCGTTCTCCAACTTTTAGCTGCGAGGATGCATTCTTAAGTTGGCCTTGTGGTATTAAGGTAGCCACCGAATCGAATCGTTGGGCGATCTTGTCTTCAGACATCTCTAACGACACATAAAGAACCTTACGCCCCTCCATCATACTTTGGATAGCCTGATTCACTAACCAAAGGGATTTACCAACTCCAGGAGGTGCTATAACCATAGCCAGTTCCTTATTTCCCAAACCCCCCTCCAAAGAGCGGTTAAGAGCGGGTAACAAAGTCTTATATTTATCCTGCTCCTCTGAATTGTAGGTTCTGTCCCACCTTTCTCCAAAATCGGAGAAATACGTCTGACCTACATCCACACTCCTACTAACCGTCAAGGCTTTTCTAACAAGCTGCTCGGTTTCTTCCATCCTATCTTCTTTAATAAGAATCAAAGACTCTTTAATTGCCTCCTTCATAGCCTCACGCTTGGCAAAAGTCTCAATTAAATCTAAATAGTATTCCTGTCCGTCTAATGCAGACGTATCAAGTTTATTAATGTACTGAAGTTCGTCAGTATAATCATGTAGGGACTCCCTCTCAGCTTTGGTTTCCCTGATTTCTTGTTCAATGAAATCATCAGTAGGTAATTTCTTATACTTCTCGTAATAATCCCGCACCACAGAAAAGATTCTTCCGTGTACTGGAAACTCAAAGTAACTTGGTTGTACTAAATTAACAATTTGCAGGTAAAAATCTTTATCTGATTTGAGGAGATACAAAACTCCTCTTTGAATATTTTCGCTAAATTGATACATGTCGTCCTCTATTTATTGTGGTTTGTATTTTTTGTGTGGGTCAATCCCTGCCTTATCATAGTGATTGGCCGAGAGTTTTCGGGAAGCATCTAATTTATCAGCAAGTTCTCCTTCAGTTAGCCGTCTACCACCATTATCCTTGATCCATTGATCAGAGGGGGTGTACTTCGCATAAGCTTTCCATCCATTATCCATTCTCTCCTTACTCTCTTCTTGAAGTTTAGCATTAATCTCATCCGACCCCCCAGTTTTCTGCACCCCTACAGCGCAAGTCCAACCCGCACCTTTAAAATGTACAGCAGGGGCACCTCCACCCCAATATCTCTCTGATAGCTTCTTGCACTCAGGACATTTAGTCTTTTTGGGGTTTGTTCCTATAGAGTAGTCTCTTTCCCAATAAATATTACAATCATCACAAACCCATTCGTATACTGCCATGTTTAATCCTCTTTAATTCTTATCATGCTCCACACTCCCCACCTGCAAGAGAACAGGCTTCTCCTGTTTCGGTCCCTTGCTCCCTCTCGCCACTCTCTCCCATATATTTAGTTATATTCTCGTCCGAAAGAGTAATTGCTTCTAAAGGCTCATTACCTTTTGACCCCGCTCGATACACAGTTAGCCCCTTTAAGTAGGGTGCATAATCTAGTGCTGTTTGGGAGAAATCCTTAGGAGTAGCAGTTGAGGGTAGATTTATAGTTTTCGATATGCAGGAATCAATATATTTCTGAATGGTAGCCTGAACTCTGATGTGATCCTCTGGGGTAATATCATACGCCCCCACAAAGTTTTCAATGCTCTTATTATTCTTATAGTATTCCTCAAAAAGGGGATCAACTACAAGCTTTTGCTTCCAAATATTATTTTGTCGGTATCTACGGTGGTACATTGCGGAGAAAATAGGCTCAATGCCTGAACTAACCCCATGAAGCATTGAGATAGTTCCACAAGGAGGAATAGTAAGCATCACAGCGTTACGAATCCCATATCTCTTAATTAACATTCGGATTCTAGCAGGTAAAGTTTTTGCAAAATCCTCACTAAGGTACTTCTTGTAATCAAACTCTGGGAACGGACTTTTGTCCCTCGCCAGATAAATTGACATCTTGTAAGACTCGTCCCTAATCGTAGTAAATAGCCTATCCAAAAACTCTAAACACTTCTCACTCCCATACTTAATCCCAAGTTTGATTAGCATGTAGTGCATACCTATTACCCCTAGTCCAATCCTGCGGGAACGGTTTGCCACAGTCTTACACTCCTCAGTGGGGAACGCATTAATAGTAAGAACATTATCTAGAAATCTAACACCCGTACGAACCGCTTTAGCTAATCTCTTCCAATCCACATTACTACCATCCTCCAAGACCATATTGTTTAGGTTAATATTACCCAGACAACAGTTACCGTAAGAAGGTAGTGAGATTTCCCCACAAGGATTAGTGGAATCTAGCCTCTCAAAATAAGAAACATTGGTATATTTATTAGCAAAATCAATATTAAAAATTCCAGGATCACCAGACTCAACAGAATTCTTCCAGATAAGATCCCAAAGTTCTTTTGCCTTCATATCATTCAGCCTAATAACCTCAAAAGTATCTCTCCAATCTTCCCTGTGGAAGTTCTCCGCTCTAACCCTAACATCTTCTTCATCAAGACCGATGACCCTTACTACTTCTGAGTCGTCCACATCCCCCTTCTTACACCGAAGAAGGTCATACATGTGGTATTCTTTGTTATTAAACGAAAAAAACCAGTCCTCATTTAGTTCAACTGCTTCGAGAAATCTGTCCGTTATGGCTACAGAGATATTAAAGTTATTTAGCTGGCCTTGGTCCAACTTAACAGAAAGAAACTCAAGAAGGTCAGGGTGGGTGATATTGAGGATCCCCATGAGGGCAGTCCTGCGGTTCTTACCCGCTCGTACATGCTCTCCCACCTCATTGATCATCTTCAGGACCGAAACGGCTCCTGGGGCTGAATTAGCCACACTACCTATGTGATCGCCTTTGGGACGGAGCTTGGACACGTTAAACCCAACTCCACCACCAGCACAGGAAATCTTATACATATCCTGTACGGTTCTCCCTATGGAGTCCACACTATCTTCTGGGATAATTACATAGCAGTTAAGTAGGTTGTGATGTCCACTATTTCTACCTGCTCCAAAGATAATTCTGCCTCCAGGAATAAAATCCCCAGACCCCACTACATCGTAAACAGCTTTTTCTACTTTTTCCTTGTCTTCATCCCTCTCAGCAGAAGAAACGGTTTTAGAAATAACCTTAGCTCTTTCTGCCCATTTTGTCTCTCCAGGATATGCATATCGTGATTCAAAGATTTCTTGACCAAGAGTGGTCAACGATGTAATTGCCATTTATTTATTCCTTTATGTACGAAATACCTTTGTCTTTTATGATAGACAATCGGGGCGAAGAATCGAGAAGAGTCTTCAAATATTTATTATGAGTTATAACGAAGATAGTCTTGGTCTTCTTAAGTTCCATCAATAGTTGATGAAGACCTTGTATGCCTTCTTCATCAATATTTTCAGCCACTTCGTCGAAGAAGATTAAATCAACATGAGACTTGTCCGTTAGAAGAAGTAAGTCTTTTAGCCCAAGCATGATTGCCAAGTTTACCTTACGTTTCTCACCACCAGACAGAGATATATACTGAATCAATCTTCCATCGGTCTCTATTTTTTCGTTTAATTCTCTATCAAATTCTACAAAATACTTAGAGTTTGTTAAGTATGATAAGTAAAAATTACACCTATCATTAAAATGCTCTAATATATTATTAATAATATGTTTTATAATCCCCTGCTCGGAGAACGCTTTCTCCCAGAAGCGCATAACCTCATACCAAATCTTATTAAAGTCCTGCTCCTTCCTTGCCTCTTCAATTGAATCTGATAGTTCCTTTTTTATGTCTTCGTAGTTTGTCTCATCCCTGCACAAGTTCTTATACTCTAAAATAGAAGAGAACTCTTTTGAAGATACTTCAGGACGCTTTAAATTACTCAGCAGAGAATTAAGCTCGTCATTGTAACTGTCTCTATCCTCCTTCATAAGAGTTAGATTTCTAATTCCCCTATCTTTATCGAATGAAATAACCACAGTCTGTCCACACTCACCGCACGGCTCTTCTTTCCCAAAACTCTCAAGCTTATTAGAAAGCTTATTTATCTTATTAGAAAGAGCAGCCACCTCCCCCTTAATATCCCTAATCTTTATGTTGTTTTGGGAAAAGGTATTCTCCTCTTCTAAAATATCATCTAAAGACAGAGACAGTATGTGGTCATTATAAGACTTAAATTCTTTTTTTGCTTCTTCTACCTTATCAATTTTTTTATTAAGGATATCTATATTCTTACTGTTCTCTGTTATTACCGCTTCTTTTTCTTTTATACCTTGATAGAAGGCTGATTTATTAGAGCGTATCTTATCCCGCATCAAGAAAATATCATCAAGATTTAGAAAGGTTCTGATGATTGTCCTCTTATCGTCCGCTGAAGAGTCTAAGAAGTTAACATCATTAGATTGCCCAAAAAACATGGAGGCTAATAAGACTTTGTGATTAATATTTAGAAATGAATTAATGTCTGCCTGTGTAGCTATTACAGAATCTTTGGTCCTGTTTTCTTTACCTACAAGGAACTCAAGCTTAGTTGGTTTCTTTTGTCGGGTAATCACTATGTCTTCATCGTTGTGCGTTATATGCACCTCTACCCTACACTTCTTCTTAGCCTGATTATTAACAAGGCTACTCTCCGTGCTTTTTCTAATAGTCTTACCCGTTAGCCCAAAGAACAACGCCTCAATTAGGGCACTCTTCCCTGAACCATTTGAGCCACCCGTATCATTATTCTTACCCTTTATTAAGGTAAGGTTACTATAGTTTGAGAAGTCTAAAGAAACCTCTTTAAACGAATAAAAATTTTGTGCCCTTACTTTTTCAATTTTCATCCTTCAATAACCTATACCCCTCCATCAAAACTTCAGTAGAAATTGTAGAATTAGCGGCCTCTACATAGTCTGATATGATTATATCATTTAAAGAAAACAAATCCCTGTCGGGATCGTATGACGAGATGTCCTCTTCGTTGAACACAGGTGAGTACTTTATATCCACATACTTAGCCTTTAACTTATCATAAGGTATGGGACAATGATCTGAGTCTACCAGAATCCTAAGAAAGGTAAAGTAGTTAGGGTCATTGATAGCCTCTAAATTTCTCTCAAGATCATGAACTGGGTACAGGAGATGTCTTGGCCCTGAGTCCACCAACTTATACTCTACGCTGCCATCATCTAAAATAGCATAGAAGTTATCCTTAAAACACTCTCCGTAATTAGTAGTGTAGGGTGTTCCCAAGCAAACTACCTTTGAATGAGGCTCCCGTAATCCTCCTCGTCGCTCACAAAAACCATGAATATGGCCCAAATAAGTAGTAGAGTTAAAATTAGAAAGAGTAAGGCTAAAGTCAGCATCACCAGCGGAATTAAGACAACCGATATAACCAAAATGGCCGAATACCGTATAGCCCGAAGGAACCATTTCCAAGGCATCAATAATAGTTTTTTCATTTTCATAATGAGGTATAAATACCCTTCTGTTCTCGTCATCAACGTAAGTATGTTCAATTATCTTCACACCTTCGTCTTCAAAAAGACTTAATGCAGTTATACCATCGTCTGCTTTGGTCTCGCTATCATGATTTCCTCTAATCACATAGATATTTTTAGAGTCAGACATACCATCTAAGATAGCCTTAAAGGTTAGAAGCTCTTTTGGAGAGGGCTTCCTGTACATGAAGACATCACCCATTATAATAACGTCATCTGGAGTCTCTTTTGAATATATTCCAGAAATACATTTGAGCTGTGCGTCTAGTAGTCCCCCTATTCTGGAGTTAAGATGAAGATCCGTTATAACAAGTGTTCGCAAAGCGCACCCCAGCTCTCAGGAAACAAAGAGAATAATATATTACTAATAGCCTCCGCATACTCTCTCGTCTCTAGTTGTGTATGAGAATCAATTCTAAGCTTGTATAAATGAAACCATGCCAAGAGAGTCCCAGTCCAAACAATCGTCGTGTACATAGACTGTGGCAGAACCATACGGGCCATCTCAGGAGCAACATCCATTTTCAGCAAATTATTATACTGATCTATGCAAGAATTACAAAAAGATTTATATTCAATATCTTTTTCGGGTATTAGACCATCGCCACTACCTTGTTTTATGGAATCTTTTGGCTTAGATCTCCATGTCTCAGGGGTATAGAATGTAGGTTTTTGAGTAATATACCTCCTACTTACTTCAGACATAGACATTCCAACCTGATGCTTCCCTAATTGTCTTAATACAAATATAGGAACTTTAAGCCTGAGGGTTACTGAAGGGTGTCTAAAGGGGAGTAAGTGTTTATTCTTTGCCAAATAATTTATAAGACCCACATCCCTCTTTGAATTAAATACATCGTGATGATTACTAAAGGATGCCCTTGCTGCATTAACCACAAGAAGATCATCTCCCCCGTGAGACAGGTAATGGGTCCAGCCCTTATCCAAACAAGAAATTTTCATTTACTATCCATATATTTCATTACATCCCCTATGTTCTGGGGTACTCCCTCTTTATTAAAGTCTACCTCGACCCCATCCCCAAAAGAAAAGCCAACCTCTGCATCAATTTTTAGAGGTACATCAAAATTAATGTTAAAAGTATCCTTGATAAAAGGGTAGTTAACCATCTCATCATAAATAATTTCTAAACAATCGGACAAACTATCTTTGTGACAAATAACCTCTAAACTATCGTGAACCGTAGCTACGAGATGAGCATTTATATTCTCTTCGTTAAACCGTCTATAGGTGCCTAGAAGCCCACATAAAAGAATATCAGAGGCAGTAGATTGGATAGTAAAATTAAGACCTTGACGTAGGGATCTGTTCTGTACTGAAAAATCTTTTGATCTAATGTCAGGTAGGTTCCTTCTCCTATGAAATATGGTATAGGCATACTCATTTGTTTTGATAAAATTATTAACGAAATCCATGTAAGAAAAGATCCCAGGATATACGTTCTTAAAGTTATTAATAATTTTCTTAGCTCTAGATAAGGATATGCCCGTTACCTCTGCCAAATTAAAAGCACCACCCCCGTAGACAATAAGGAAGGATACAGTTTTTGCAATTTGTCTCTCATCTTTAGTAATATTCTCTTTGTTAAATAGGAGTTTGGCAGTATATGTGTGCAGATCTACGCCCTCATTAAAAGCTTTCTGCATGTTACCTTCTTTGGCAATGTGGGCTAGAACACGAAGCTCCATAGCAGAGTAATCCACAGTAACAAAGCAATGGTCCTTGGGACATGTGAACAGGCTTCTAATGTTATTGTCTTTATCTCTGGGTAACGTATGAAAAGACACCCCCATAGGCTTCTGAGCAGTGTAGGCAGCGCATGACAAGCGACCTGTGGATGTTCCATCAAACCTGTAGTCCACATACACTCTTGGCGTTTCGTTGTACTCAATAGCCTTCTTCGTACCTACCACATAAGTCTTCTCTAACTTTTGCGATTTACGGAGGGATAGTAACCCCTTCAAAAACCCTTGAAGATTCCTAAGTTCCCCCGTACTCTTCTCCTTCAACACTGATAAGCTTATCTTCTTACCTTCATCCCTGTAGTTCCATTTACCCACGGCTTTCTAGCTCCTCTTCTACTTGGGACAATAATAATTTAAGAGTGGGTGCGGACACAGAAGGCTTACCCTTCGGAGTTCTATCAGGGGGGTACACCTCAAAAGACCCCTCCCTTGTGTATAGTATATCAATAAGATCTTTATTAGATGCCATATTATCGGACGTACTAACTTGGTCAAAGGTATAAAGGTTATCCTCCTCTTCTATATTTGAAGAGGATAGTTGCCTTGCCACAGATCCTAACCTGCCCTCGCTTACATGCATCCCATTAAACTCCATCTCAGAAAACGGAGTCAGTGCTGGCATTATTAATTCGGACGTAATCTTACCCATCCCTAGGTCCTTAATCTTATCTTCAATAAGATTAAAAAGTTTCAAAGTAAAGTAAGTATCCATAGCGTTACCTTCGCAACAATCAGAGAGTGACATCTCCGACCATTTGAAAGTTTTCGGGTTACTTATAGTAAGCATTAAAGGTTTTCCAATTCATTCGAGAAATAAAGCTTAACCAAGTCCATCAAGGACTTTGGTGCCGTCTCATTGATAAAGTGGTGCATAATCTTAGTGTCCCACACACACTCTACATTTATCCCATGATTCAGCAAAAACTTAAGATCAAACTTGGCGTTGTGGAATACTTTTTTATTATAGGGGTTCTCTAAAATTATTTTAACCCACTTCCGCATTGTTTTAGAATCTTCCTCGCCCTCCTTGAAGGGACTGTCCTTGTGATCCCAAGGGATTACCCAAGTACCATCCTCAGAGGATATGGATATGCTCATTATCTTATCTCGAAGAAAATTAAGACCTGTAGTTTCTAAGTCCACGGCCAAAGTTTCCTTACACTGTTTAAGCTTCTCTCCCAAGGAGACTACTTCTTCAGGAGTTGTAAGTACCTCATAAGAGAAATCACCTGAACCTGTGTTGCCTAGAATATACTTATCATACGCATTTTTAATATCCGTCTCAAACAAATATGAGTGTCTGGGTTCTTTTATCACAGCGTATGGGTGAAAGATGGGGACAACGGTACACTCATGCCCAGAATTGGTGGAGTATGGGAAAGAGCTACCTCGCTTACTTGTTATTCCACTTTTCTTAATGAGCATTTTCATTGACAAATTCCCACAAGTAAAAACTAACTTGGGTTTAACCTTATCAATAGTAGCGTCTAAATGCTCACGACACAACTTCATGTTTACTGGTGTCATATCGCCCTCTTTGACGGAGGGACATTTAACAGATGCAGCAAACTGAGCGTCTTCTGGGTAGTGCTTTAGAAGTAGATTCATTTCCTTTTTAGAAAAGGGTATAAGCTTCCCAAACTTATACTTCAGGGAATCAGATAGAAATAGGACTGGTCCTTCTCTAAGTTTTTCGTAATCTAAGTAAGAATGTTCAGGCTTGCTTTCCTTTAGGATGGAACATCCTTCACAAAGAGAATTGGAGCAGGAGGGATTTAAGCCGCTATACAGGTTTTCTAGTTCTTGCATTAGTCTATTATAAGTTATGGTTAAGAAGGTTTATTACATAGATAACGACAGGTTTGAAGAAATCATTCCCCTCTATCTTCAAAATACTAAAGAGTATGAAGATGAGTTAATGGAACTTTTCGATCTACTCATCACTAATATTATAGAGAGCTTTAAGTTTAATATAAATAAAGAAGATGCAAAGCAAGAATGTTTTTTGCTGATCTTGAAGACCTTGAAAAATTTCCAACCCTCCAAAGGCAGCGCGTTTAATTACTTCACAACCGTTATCGTAAATAACCTAAAGCTTCTGTACACTAAAAACAAAAAGTACGAAAAAAAGATAAGTGACTATCAAGAGCTAAAAGGTTCTCACAAACCAAGCTCTTGATACACGCAGGATAAATAATCCTCCGACTCAATCCCTGATCTTTTAAACTGCACCAAGTGAGGCACTTGGGTTGTCTTAAAAATAACAAATGCATGAGGCATTTTAAAGCTATCCACAATATAAAGGGGAACGCTCTTTTCGGAGGGGGTACTATTTTTAATTGCCTTGAGAAGAGTTTTAGATCCTTCGTCCCAAGTAGATAAAAACAAGATACCCAACCGCTGCCTATGCTTCCTCTGTTTTCTTAAGATCTTATTGAGTTCATTCTCTGTCTTAAGAAAAATTGGAGTAAAGTTCATTACTCTACAATCTCAATGTTTTCTTTCGCGGCCTCTTCGTCCACCCCAATAAGCTTACCTTCTTCGTCGAAGTTAAACCCTGAGGCTTCGTAGTCATCCCTGTTCTCCTCCATATGCTGGACGAGATTTGAGGTTAGCTGCTCTTCTAAGGCTCGAATCCCATTAAAAAATATAGACCTCACGAACTCATTCATACCGAGGTCAGTGGGTTTTACCGTGTTGGCGAAGTTGCGAAAGGCTTCTGCTTCTTCTTGGTTTAATTTTAACTGAAATTTCATCCTGTTCTTACTCCTATACTCTGTTTTTATGTTCCAACCTTCGGGACGGAACTCATAATTTAAGGTCTGTGGTTTTTCCATTTGTCTATTATAGCTCAGGAGACGAAAAAAAATGAAGGATAATTACGATTTAACTAATCTTCGCAAGAAGCCAAAAAGAAAGAACAGCCGTACCAAAGGCAGCACCTTCGAGAGGCAGATAGCGAAGACATTCAATGATAGATTCAAGACCAAGGAATTTTCAAGAAGTCCTGGATCTGGGGCTTTTGCCACAACCCACTCACTACCTGAATACTTAAAAATATATGGTGATCTAATAACACCTAAGAACTTTAAATACTGCATTGAATGTAAAAAAGGATACAATAATATAAACCTTTATAGCTTATACAATTATAGTTCAGACATCTGGAAATTTATAGAACAATGTGAGAAAGATTCTAAGAAATGTGACAAAATACCGATGGTGATTTTTAAGCAAGACAGGCAACCAACGCTAGCTATCGTACCCCAAGAGGTGATATTCACTGAGGCAGAAAAGTACATAGAAATACACAAAAATAAAACATATAAAGTTTATTTATTTGAAGAAATTCTAAAAGATTGGGACTCTATGTGGTTTTATCCATGAGTTTCTCTAAGAGGATTTGTTGTCCTCGTAAGAAAGCAATCAGCAAGCTTTCTTCCTTAGGTTCTCCCCACTTCTTTCCCAGCGCTTTAGCAGCTGCCCTAACTTGATAAAGGTCTTTATCTTTCTCTTCCTGAGACAGTTCAGCGTAAGGTACAAACAATTCAGGGTTCTTCTTTTTCTTCCTCCTGTTTCTCTTCATCCAAGCCTCATGAACAGCTTCAGCAGCCTCCTCCTCGGTTCCTGCGACTTCGACGCTGTCCACAGCCGCTTTTGCAGCATTTGTGTTTTCCTTTTGAGCATCCTTGGGCAGATCCTTAAAATTAGTATTTAAAATATCTACCTGTGGACCCTCATCTCCCCAGCCGTCCTCGGGTTCATTTTCCTTAGCCCATTTCTTATCTGTAGTTGGTTTGAAACGGTCCTCATCATTGGGATTTTCTTCTCTAAACTTCTCTGCCCATTTTTCATGAAAAGATGGACCCAGAGTTTTAATAGCCTCCTCCCTCGCTTTCTTAGCTTTCCTATCCGCTGCCGCTTTTTCCTTCAACTGTTCTGGAGTCAATTCCCTCACTTTCTTCAGTTCAGCTGCCGCTGCGTCCCTCTCTGCCTCCGCTTTCTTCACTCGCTCCTCCTTAGCGGCCTCCGCCCTTTCCACCCGCTTTTTCTCAGTGGCCTTCGCCCTATCCGCTACTGCCCTATACTTAACTGCCTTAGCCTCAGCTGCCTTAACTGCCTCCTCAGCCTTAGTCGCTGCTGCCCTAGCCATCTCCGCTGCATTCTTCGCTACCTCTTTATTCTTTTTAGTTGCTTGCTTTGCCTCAGTTTCCGCATTCGTAGCCCTAGTCCTAGCTGCCGTCCTTGCCTTCTTTGCCTTCTTTACCTCCTCTTCAGCTCTCGTAGCCTTAGCTGCCTCCTTATCTGCCTTAGCTGCCTCTGTCTCAACCCTAGCTTCCTCTTTCTTCACTTTCTCCTCCGCTTTCTTATTCTTCGAAAAGGCAGCTCTTAGGGGTTCCCTATCCTCTTTCTCCTGCGCCACAAGCTCCTTTCTCCTCGCCGCTTCCTCCTTCGCTCTCTTCTCCAGATCAGCGTACTTCTTTGTAAATTCGGCAGGAGTAAGATTCTTCTTATCCTCTTTCTTTTGCGCTTCCGCCCTTTTCTTAGCTTCTCCCTGTCTCCCCTCTTCGGCGGTATCTCTATCAGAAATTAGTTTGTATAGAGTTTCTGAAGAACCAGTCTGGACTTTAGTGTTACCACGATCCCTCTTTATCAATGCTCTTTGGTCATCCCCCTGATTCACATAAATAGCGCTTCCTCCTTGGTGTACAAATGTTGCTGTTTGAACATTGCGTATAACTTCTGCATTTCTAGCTCCCGCATAGTGTCTGTTGTGCGTCAAGTCTCTTTTTTCATTAATAACATCCTGATGTGCCAGTGCCCCTAGTGCATACATTACTTGGGCATAGCTTTTAGCATCACCAGTAAGAGTACCGTCTTGGCTGTTCCTCTCCTTGCTTGCCATAAGTACTTGTTTCACACCGCTGTCACGAATGGCGGTCCTGATCTTTTCTAAGTGCTCTGCATCGGATTCTATTGTCGCGGGAGGAATTGGGTCTTCTCCTTTTAACGCTCTAATAGCCCCTGCTCTTCGTTCCTGGTGTTCGTTAAGACTCGACCCCGCCCCCTCACGCTTCAACCGCTCTTTCTTCGCGCCTGAAATTGCATCCTCCCACAGGTCAATTGTCGCTAACCCTGCTTCAATCATCTGCCCGTCAGGACCCTTTGCCAGTGTTCCAGGTGTTAAAGTCTCTATCAAGGGCTTCGTAGATTTAATTATCTTTTTGTAAATTTTACACGCTCCCGAAAAAGCTTCTTTCCCAAGCGATTCCCCACTATCAGCACATTCACCAAATAGCTTTTTAATATTATCTATATGTTCAGTCTCCGTCTCACTCAGAGTACCAACATACTCTTTATCCTCATCGCGACATATATATTCCATTACCGCAGGTAATTTTGTGGACCCAATGTCCCCCATTGTGCTGGATTGAACTCTCTCTCCTTGCGCGGGAGAATGAACCTTAGGCTCCCTAGAAATAGCAAAAGCAGTTGCATTTTCACCACAATCAGCACCATATCCTTGCAAAGTTTCATTATCTATCTCTCTGATAAGGTTGTCATCAATATACTTATCTAAGTATGTATCGGGACCCGTGAACCCATCGTCATCCTCTGATGGATACTTCCCGCACTCTTTCCTTAGAAAATCTGTTTGCTCATCATTCATTAACCCTTTAGCATACTCTCTAAGTTTTATCCTTTTTTCCTCTCCTACGCCTTCCTCTTTAACATCTCCCTCCACACAATAAATATCTAACAAGTCCTGTTTAGCCCCCAACACATTAGATGCCCCTAGTTGGCCCTGTCCCGCCCCTATTGTAAAATCAGGGGGCATACCCGTAGGCGCAATGCCTTCGGCAAAGTGTCTATTACCTATAATAACAGCGAGAATGGCTTTTAATCTATCAGCATTTACTGGATTACCGTTATCATCTGTTTTTATCTTCCCGTCATCACCAATACCCGCAGCCTTTTTAAGAAATGCTTCAGCATCTTCGGGCTTTGCTCCTTCGGCCACCAAACGCTCCATTAAAAAGTTATAAATTGCAACGGCCTGTATTTCCCCTTCTTGTGTAAGGATAGCAGAATCCATAGCTAAATAGCCAACAGCAAGAGACCTAAGAAGGGCATCAGCAGACCATAGCCCCGATTCCCAGTCTTCCAAAACCCCGTCACCAAATTCATCAAGACAACCCCAATCCTCCTTCTCCGCCGCACCCTCTATACAATCATCAAGTCTACGAGAATAAGTATCTAAATTTTCTACTGCTGTTCCTCGACGATCCTCTCCTGCCATGGTATAAACTGGACCCTCTTCATCAATAGATATTTCAGGTATCGCGATGGACTCACTCCCAATACCTCTTTCCGCCCTATCCGAGTCTATAGTTGTTCTAATTGCCAGTAAATGATCTCTCATCTTAGTTTGTATTAGAGATTCTGAGGCGGTACATGCACCTATTGCGGTGCCTCCGAATCTAATACATCCGTACTGATCAACGGAAATATCATATTTTTGTATTAGGTTGTTGATATCATGTGTATAGTCTCCATTAGCAGCCTTTTCTGGGTGATTTTGGATATCCATCCCTAATTTTAGGAACTCTGTAACTCCTTCCAGAGTCACAACTATGGTTCGCTCATCTATATCAGTAACTTCTGCCGTTAGCTCTGCCAGATCTCTCATTTTTTCAAGCTCTGTGTCTATATCCTGTTCTGATATTTTTCGATGCGCGCTATCAGCAGTTGCAAGTGCCCGTTGATTATCATCTTCCAAAGCCTTAGATAGTACT